AATTTTTCGTAAGCGATGAAGAAGAATGAGCGGATATGTAACAAAGAAAGTAAAGAAAATTTCTGAGTTTGCAGATGATAGACAAAGGGAATTATACAAAAAAATGCCGAGTGGTCATTTCCTGAATAATCAGGAAAATATGCACCATGTATTATTATGGAATACGTTTTTCAGAAGAAATCTTCATAGGTTTGCAAAAGATTTCTTAGGAATAAACCTACATATATATCAGTCAATTATTCTTTACATGATGAGCATTTGTCAGTTGTGCGTAATTATCGCGTGTCGTGCGGCTGCTAAATCGCTCGTCATTTCTATATATGCGGTATGTATTTGCATACTGCGCCCTTATTCAGAGGTTGTTATAAGCTCTGCAACACGAGGGCAATCTGCTTTACTTGTCAAGGATAAGATACAAAAGTTTTTGATGAATAACTATCCGATGGTTTATGCCGAGATTGAGAGCATAAAGACTTCTCAAGATGAAGTTATTATTATGTTTAAGAGCAAAAGCCAAATTAAAGTTGTTACTGCGAGTGAAAATGGTCGTGGTAATAGGTCAACCGTTCTTATCCGCGAAGAGTTTAGGCAGATCAATAAATATGTTGATGATAGTATTCTTTCACCATTTCAGGTTATACGACAAGCTCCATATGTAACATCTGGAAATTACGCTAATGTTCCAGACGCCATTGATGAACCTGTAGATATTTATATATCTTCAAGCTGGTTAGATAATGGTCATTGGATGTGGAATCTTGTAGATCAAGCATACAAAGAATCTTTTGTAGGTCAAAATGCTATGCTATTAGCTTTTGATGAGTCAATCGTATTAAAACACGGTATAAAAAGTTTATCACAGTTACGAAAAGAGAAAAAGAAACAAGACCCATTAACTTGGCGTATTGAGTTCTTAAATGAACGCGTTAAAGAAAACACATCCGCATATTTTACATATTCAATGCTTCAGCAAAACCAGAGGTTGAAGAAACCTTTTTATCCAAGAGACAACATGGATGTGCGAATTGGAAAGAAAAATAAGTTTGAAATCCCAAAACAAAAAGGCGAAATCCGAGTTGTTTGTTGTGATATGGCTTTTGTTGAAAATAAGAAAAACGATAATTCTATTTTCTCTTGCGGTCGTTTAATACCAGAATTTACGAAGTATCGAAAAGAAACTGATGCTGAAGATAAGACGATAAACAATGGATATCGTGTTATGATACCGTATCTCATGTATGACGATGAAAGAGATATAGAATATGTTCCTTTAACTTGTATGAATGATGAAAGTGTTGCAAATCGTATTAGGTTTGAAGGTGCAGAAGAAAGAATTTTTGTAATCAATGCTTCTCAGAAATTAAATAGCGATATCGCTATCAATTTCCGTCATTATCTTGTGGATAAAAAGATTGATTTACTCATTCCTTTCCAAGAGGCGCAAGAAGAAATACTTTCACAAATCCAAGAATATATCGAAGCACCATCTGCTGACGATCAAATATTCTATGAAAGTCCATTCTTAGAAACTCAGGCTTTAATATCTGAAACTACTGAATTGACATATGAAAAGAAAGATCAGACTGGTGTTATCGTTGTCAGGGAACAAGGAAACAATAGAAAAGATAGATACACTTCTGTTTCATATTTGTGCTACTTCGCGAATAAATTGGCGCAAGATTTAAGCACAATAAACGAGGAGTACGAATATGGATGCTATATCAATTAACGAGGAGGTTTAGTATATGGCAAACAACAAAAATACTACTTCCTCTTATAATAGACGAAGTAATTATAAAAAGAAAACGTTCGAGAATAATCAGAAAGTAGAAGCAAAGCAAGATAATAAGGAATATGAATTTAATTCATTTCGTTCTTGTCGTGTTAATTCTATTTCTTATTATGGAATGATGAACGTTTTTGACTTATATAAACCAGAACAAATTAGAGGTTTAATTCGTGATCCAATGGGAAATAATCAAATATTGCGCGAAATATCAAGAATACTATATGGATGCAACGGTGTATTAACGAATACAGTTGATTACATGGTTGCTATGCCAACTCTTGATAGCGTAATTGTTCCTTATGGTGAAAGCAAACAAAAGAAGAAAAGAAATAAACTTCTTATGGAGTCTACTCTTAGGAGCATAAAACATAAAGAAATAATTCGTGATGCCCTCTTTCGTGGTATGGTTGATGGAATTGCCTTCTACTATTTTGAAACAACAAATAGACCATTATCAAACGAAAAGATAATGAAAGACTACGATGTTGAAAGAATATGTGAAATCAACGAATTAGGTATTAACGCATCTATTATTTCTTTATCTCCTGATTACACAAAGATAGTTGGAATAAGAAATTCAAATTATCAACTGGCTTTTGATTTATCATATTTTGATAATTGCGAAGGTGAAGAAGCTAAGCGTAAATTAAGGAAATATCCAAAGGAAATCAGAGATGCTTATAATCAAGGAAATCATGAACGTTGGGTTGTTCTTGACCCGACAAAGACAATGGTTCATAAGATAAGGAGCAGCAAAGAAGAGCCTTGGGGTAGACCTCTTGTGCTTGCAGCAATCAATGACATTCTTTATGGAGATTATTTTACAGATACCAAAAGAAATGTATTAGATGAAATCAACAATCGAATTATATATCAAACATTTCCTGAAGGAAAAGATAAAGGTACTTCTGCTCTATCACAGAAACAACAGCAAAACCAACACGATAAAGTTAAAGGCGCAGTCATGAACAAAAATAATCGTGGTGGAATATCTTTCTTTTCCGTTGCGGCAGGAACAAAGATCAATAGTATTGATGCAAGCAATACAGACATCTTTGATGATAAATACGAATCAAATCTTGGCGATAAAATAGCTATGGATTTAGGTATAGCCGCTTCTCTTCTAAATGGTTCTGGCAGTGGTAATTATTCTTCGCAAGTAAATAACTTAGAACTATTAAGCTCTCAGGTATTTCAATGGATAGATCAAATAGAAGAAGAATTAAATAAATGTATTAACGCCAATATCATTCAAGATAGGAAAAATCGCGTTGAATGTAGATATTTACCTACAACATATGTTAATCAGAAGAACATGGTTGCAAATGCAAAAGACTTATATCTGCAAGGAAAAGGTTCTCTTGCTCTTTGGGCGAGCGCATCTGGAATATCGCCAGATGTTTATTTTGCTTTAATGGATCAAGAATTAGAAGATGATGTAGAGAACAAATATCCTGTTCATCAAACGAGCTATACACTTTCATCTAAAGGAAATGATAATAGTGTTGGCAGACCTACAAATGATGATAGTTCTAATTACAGTACGCTTCAGACAAAAGCCAACAACACAAATGGTACTCCTGCACCGAGTACGCAGTAAACGAATTTGCTATTAGGGGTTAATAGATATGCAAAAGATAGTAAAATTTAGGGTTGATGAAGATATAGATCAAACGTTACAAGGTTATCTTGATGATAATAGTGGCGAAACTTTTGTTTCATTAACGCCAGTATATAACGATGGCGATGAAATAATCATTGCCGTTGTCGATGATGGACAATAAAATAGATGTTTTATAGGTAATTAAATATGGTTTTTGAAAACGATGAAAAACCGCATGATGAAGAATATCATTATGTAGCAACCACGGATGAACCAACTGCAAATAAACTAATTGCTGAAGGATTAGAACTTATTAAGCACGAAGGTAATAGGTGGATATTCAAAAATTAAACTATTTTAATATATCAAGAGGACAGTTTAGTTACTGCCCTCTTTTTATATAAACAAAATGTTCAACAGGGGGAACTTGAAATGAAAACTTTTGAACTTTCAAAGAAAGTATCAAAAAATGGTCGCAGACATTTCAAGGTTATACTGCATGAGATTTACCCTGACTCATGCGTGGATGAGAAAAATGGTATCGCAGATCAGTATAACGAAAATGGTATTTCTTGGATTAAGGAATATTGCGAACAGGCACTTCCTACTATTGAAGGTATGAGCCTCAAATGCGAATTTCTTGACGAAGAAAGAACTTTCCTGAATGGGCATGGAGAAACAGAAATCAAGGATGGATTGCCATTATTTGAGAACGCCGATGTAATCGGTCACTTTGAAAAAGGATACATTACGGACATTGAAACCGATGAAGGTATCAAAACTGTTTGCATTGGAGAAGGAACTATTGATGGACTTTGTTATCACAATTTCTGCGAGAAATTAGAGGATGACATTGAAAATGGTAATGCTCCTAACGGTAGTGTCGAAATCCTAAAGACTGGTGACAATCCGGCAATCATCTATAAATACGGCTATAAAGAATATGGTCGTATTCCTATGATTTTTGAATACTCCGGGTATGCCCTCTTAGGAGTGCGTCCTGCTGACCAAACAGCTAAGATACTCGAATTAAACAATGTCAAAAAGGAGGACTTTACAATGGGTGAAAACGAAATTAAAGCCATTGTTTCTCAGGTGATTGGCGAGATGAACTCTTCAGCCGAAGAGATTAACAAGATGCGCGAGGAATGCGAACAGAGGATCGCTGAATCTCAAAATCTTGTTACTGAACTTCAGAACGAAATCAACGGACTGAATCAGAACATCGCTGAACTTGAGGCTAAAGTAAATGCATTAAATGAAGCCAATACTGCTCTTGCTACAGAAAAAGAGGCTCTTTCTGGCGAAGTCAATGAACTAAAAGCCAATCTGGAAGAAGCTCAGAAGAAAGAAAAAGTTGGTGAACTGAACGAAGCTATCAAGGAGTTTACGGATGAGCAGAAGGCTTATGCGCAAGCTGAAATTGATGCGTTCAACGAAAATCCGCTGACAAGCGAAATTAATTCTGTTGTGGATAAAATTCATGCAGAAATTGGCAAGAAATATATTGAAGAGGCTAAAAAGGCTTCTGAACATGTAGAAGATGAGGTTGAAGATATTTTCTCTGAAATCAACGAAAAGAAGGTTTCTGAAGAGGATGTTGACATTTTCTAATTTGAAATTAGGAGGAAATCAAAATGATTAAAGTTGAGACATTAGGGATGTTAGATATTGCAAAGATCAATCCCGTTCTTACATCTGCAAATGATGTTGTTAATAATTCTTTCCTCACTGTTGATGGAATTACTTATGTGATTCTTAATGACATCAATGGTGACGATGCGTATAAAGATGGCGTGACAATTAAGGCAGGAGAATATCTGAATGGCTATGATCTTTCCGCTTGGGCTGGTCAGAAACTTGTCGTTGATGAGAAGCACATTACTTATGCTTCTGGTACTGATTATGATGATATTACCGCTGGAACTACTCTTCTGAAGCCTAAGACAGATGGCACTCTTGAAGTTGCTTCTACTGCCCCGGAATCTGGCGTTTATTTCAAGGTTACTGACAAAGTTACGCTGACTGGTAAAGCCGTTAAGGTTCTTATCATGGGTGTGTAATTGTTAAATAATATTTGGAGGTAATACATGATGAATACTACTTACGAGTTAAACAATCTTCGTAAAGACTCTGATTACCTGAACAGGGAAATGCGTGCTACATCTATTGTATCTGAGGTGTTCTCTGCTATGGTTAAGGGTCAGGATGTTGGCGCGATTAAAGGTGCTGACAAGGCTGTTAATTATATTAAAGAGCTTGGTTCTCGTGCCGAGAATGGTGACTTCTCCGCTGTTGCTGAACTGAATACTCTTCGTAGATTTGTTGTCGAAACCCCTCTGCTTCAGGAAATGAAGATGCTTTCTATCTTCGGTTCTTATCAGGCTGTTGGTTTCGATGAGACTATCGAGCGTGAAGTTTACAAGCATGTTGGC